AAGTCTGGCTTCTCTGTGTAACATGCACTGTTGTTTGCTAAGCCGCGCTGCGGTTCTTCGATCCACCATTGGCCGTGCTTTGCTCTTCGGAGTCTGTCGTCCGTGAGGTTGCTGAGGCTGATGAGGGCTGATCGTCTGACTCCTCCGACAACCACGATCTGAGCGATTTTGCAGCATATATCATGGCATTCAATACTGCTAAGTTTACGTCCAGCAGCTTTCTTGAAAACCTCGACCGTAAATTTGAACAATTCAACGAGTGGTTCAGGGCCGCTAGCTCTTCCTCCAAACGTTTTAAGAGTTGCTCCTGCTGGTCGGACTTTGGAGACATCCCAGCTAGGCAGCTGTCCGCTGTAAAGAAGGCTGACAAGCTCTCTGTAGGCTTTTGCCCATCCAATTTTGCTGTCGATGACTGTGATTGTTGTTTCTGTTTCATGGAAGTCCTCCGAGACTGCTGGTAGTTTAGTTACGTACTGACGCTCTACAGAAAAACCAACACCAGTACCACACATAAGTATATACATCATCTCGTCAAACGCACGAGGGTGGTCAATAGGTAAGTAGCTACAGTTAAACCCTGCTACGTTGTCACGGTCAAGTGCCTTACCTGCTGTCATCAATGCTCTCATTGACGGCATCACTTCAAGATTTAGGATGGCATTGTATACGTCATGATAATCCTGTCCCTTGAGCTGACCACGATCTTTAAAGTAATCACAGTAACGCTTTACAGTCTCATCCCAATTCTCTCGTCTCTGTTCCTCTGGGATGTAACGTGCATAGCGTGACTTGTGAATGTACTGCTGGTATGAATCCATCAATGTATTGCTCCTCTATCAAAGTTTCCAGTTAGTATTTGTTGCTTCATTACATCAAGCAGGAAGTTTACCTCAACCGCTGACATGTCTGTTGCTATCTGAGCCACTCCATCAGGTGACTCTACAAGCAAGATGAAGTTACCTTTATCGTTTATATCGTTGACAAGATCAGCAGAGACCATAGCAAGCTTCTCAATCAGTGGCATCTCTTCCAACTCTTCAGCCTTCTTCTTGCCAAAGTCTCCGTTAATTACTTTCATCACTCACTCTCCTTTATGCAATCTTGGAATGTAACTCCCGTGTTGCATAGTTTTAATTCCAATCAGACGCTAACTGTATCCAATTGGATACACTACCTATCACCGCCACTACCTTGTATAACGCCACGCGCCATACGAGACTTCAGCTTCTCAATGTTAAAGATGGCAATGTCCTCTAACTTAATACCTTGGTCAGCTGCCATGTTAGCTAAGTTCCAAAGCACGTCACCTAACTCTGACACCACCTTAGTACGGTCTATGTCTACAGCGTCACCTCGTAGGAGAGGCTTGACAAACAAGTCAGCTGCTTCAGCAGATTCAATCATCAGTGACGTTACAGGATACATGGGATCTGTGTAGATTGCTGTCTCCTGTGCTAGCTTTTGATAATCATTAAATTCCATACATAGCCTCGTTTATCTCACTGTCGAAAAAACTACCTTCTCCCCCACAATCAGGACAGGTTGGAAGAGACATAACATCAGTATCTTCGGTGACATCATTAAACCCGTCTCTACCAGAACCATCACATCTTTCACATATGGTAGAAGAAATTCCGTTAGCGTAAGCCCACTCATTTTGGTTCATAAATTCACCTCATCAACTGCTTCAATCATTCTGTCTAGATACCACTTAGCCTTCTTCAGATCCTGCGATGGATGCTCCTTGTAGCGCCACCTGTGAAGATACTTCAGTGTGTTACCCTCACAGTACTCAATAAACCCATCACCCAACTGTTGCTTGATATAATCAATTGCCTCGATTCCTCCATTGTTGTAGTGCTTAGGTTTAGTCACTGCGTCCCATTCTGCTGGTGTTGCGTCATTAAGTTTCATTGTCAATCTCTTCCTCAAAAATGTCTATGTTGTTTAAAAACTTATCCTCAAACCTGTCCAAAAGCTCTTCCTCGGTAATCTCAAGTATCTCACAAAGAAGAGTTACGTCATACGCTCTGGACACTTTGTCCTTAAGCTCATCAAAAGTCCATGTCATAATTCATAGCCGTCTCAATGTATTTAAACAATTCATCAATGGTTTTTAAAGTATAGTATTGAAATCCTTCCTTTTCACACCACTGTCCCATAGTCATTTTTGCTCCTTTCCTTAGTTTCTTATTCGGGTCTGACAACACAAAGATCAACTCATCGAACACTAAGCTGTCCCTGATGGACGTGTATTTCTGTGTGTCTCCTACCCTAAAGTACCCCTTGCACTCAATTAGAAAATGTTCACAAACAAAGTCAGGCTTGTAGTTTCTGTGTATCGTGTAGGGGACTGTGTACGGTTCAAACTTAAACATTCCCCTTGGTGCTAACTCAGCAAACTTCTTCTCAAGTCCTGACCGATAGATCCCGTAGTTTTTAGCTGACTTGCTCAAGACTTATCTCCTGTACTTTAGGCTCATTTTCCACGTTTGTCAAGAACTTTGGCCCTGTAGAGTACAAAAAGACTCTTAGATCTGGATAACAGCTTTGCTTGAACTGGCAATACGAGCAACCTACAGCGAGTTTTAAGTTTCCTGATTTTCCATCGGGAACAGGCTCGTTGCAGAAAGATGGTGGGTTAGGCTGCTCCACTAACTCTTTAACGTGCTGCACTCTTTCAACTATAGATTCCTTTAACACCTCGTACACAGGGGCATTGGTGTCCTCCAGATCGTACTTAAGATACGTCAGGTGTCCATTCTGCTTGTCCATAGCCAACCAACCGATCTGTGTTGCATTCTCAGAGTGTGCATAGGCTTTGATCTGATCTATATAACCAAATGGGTCGTCAAAGGCCAGTGTACCGTCCTTGAACTTCTTAAAGCCATAGCTGCTTGTGGACTTAACGTCAGTGACAATACCATCAATCTTACAATCCATGTGACCGACAATGCCTTCCACTTCACAAACTTTCTGCTCATCAGTAACCTCATGTCCAGACATGCGTACTAGGAACAACAACATCTCCTCGATCAAATGTCCATACATGAACTTGATTAGGTTATGTGGTTGTAGTTTCTCTTTGGAAGTACCGTTGAAGTGATTCCAAAGGTAACGGTCATCACGGCCTATGTTTGACAAGCGTAGCTTACGACCGTCAAAACCACGACTGGTAAACTCTTTACGCATCAGGTCCTTGACAGCCTCTCCAAACTTCTCAATCTCAGCCTCAGAATCTACCGTAGGGTCAGGCCGCTTGGTCTCCATGAGCTTGTAAATGTCATCGACCAGTGTGTATACGTTTTTCATTTATATTCTCCAACAGCTTCCAGAATCACTTCCTTGGCTTGTTCAGGTTCACATTTGAACCATTCGTTTTGACGTTCAAAATGTTTCTGTAACAGTTCGTGACTTTTCGCTTCAGCTGCTGATCTATCCTTAACATCAAAAGAGTCATATATTACATAATCTCTGTAGGGTGAGGACGTTTGATAGTTGTTTAAACGGTCGCTAGCCTCTACAGCCTTTCCAACTTTGACCCACTCAGGCCAAGCTGGGTTTGTTATAATGTAAACATCACCCTCTGGATTTATTTTATAGTTTGTTAATGACTCAAACGCTGCCTCCTCAAAGTTTTTATAACGCCCTGCTTTAAATAAAGGGTGGTTTCTTGATATGTATTTACCGTTTACCCACATCCTTTTGTTTCTGTTTGACTCCTGTCTACACTCCCTACAGTGGCTGTCGAGACCGTCTGCTCTTGAAGGAGCGTTGTTAAACTCTTCAGCCATCTTTACGTTTTCACAAGTAGGGCAACGTTTTTTAGTGAGTCTCGGCCCAGTTGTTTCCAACTTTGTACTCTCCTGCGAGTGGACATCGAAGCTGAAAATAAACTCCTGCTGCTTCGATTGATGCAACTGCCAGTCTGCCGAAGCTCTCTGATTGGTCACTGCGGACCTGTGCTTGTATTTCGTCATGTATATTTCCTACAAATTTATATTCTATACCCCATATTGTAGCATACTCATCCAATATTTGCAAGGCTTTTTTCATAATAATAGCACCTGCGGACTGCAAGAGTGTGTTCAATGCGGCATGTGACGATCTAATGAATAGTTTTCTTCCATCAAGTCCAAAAAGGTGGCCTCTTCCAGAAGCAACTTCAACTCGGTCTCGTAAAGCTCCAAGAGATGGCGTATTTCTAAGGAAGTCTGCCTTAAGTTTCGCACCGTCTCGCTTAGTTCCATCCACGATTGTTCCGATTTTAGCGTCTCCGGCCCCGTAAAGAAAAGCGTAGATAAAAGTTTTTGCTTTATCTCTTGTTGGTAGCCCTGCAGCAATTTGGTTTGCCGTGTGAATATCTCCGTTGATAATTTCATTGGTGTATCCTTCGTCATCCATATAGTGTGCTAGCATACGCAACTCAAGACCACTTGCGTCACAACCCACGAGCTTGTAGCCCTTAGGGACTGTCCAACACTCTCTACATTCCTTACCGTAGGGTGAGTAAACCGCAGGGACTTGAGCCAGATTTGGACTACTATGGGTCATACGTCCTGTCACTGCTCCGTTGGAGTTGACGTAACCGTGTACCCTTCCAGTGTCCTCGTCCACAGCGTCAAGCCACGACTGTACCTGAGCTATTCTTTTCTGTACCAAAAGGTACTCAGCGATCAACATGGCCTCAGGTATGTCCGTTACGGTTGACAATACCTTCTCGTCCACGATGGGCTGACCGGTCTCGGTGAACTGCGTTGGCTTCCATCCAAAGCGTTGGAGGTACTTACCAATCTGTTGTCGAGACCCTAAGTTAAACTCAGGCCAGTCTATGCGGCTAAATGTGCCCTTAACTGTCTTCCAGTTGTCCCCTAGGAACTTGAGACCGACCGTGGAGAACTCACCGTTCTTTTTAACTTTCGGTTCAACTGTCTTAACGAACGTTGCAACAGGTATAAATTTCTTTTGTACTTGCTCTTCAAGCTCATATTTCTTCTCCTTTAGTTCAGCTAATAACAGGAAGCATTTCTCTTGATCTAAAAGCCACCCGTTTTCAATCTGTCTTGCAATAATAGTCTGTACTTGATGTTCAAGACGTATGCTTTGTTGTCCAAAATCATCAAGCTCTTTGAGTAGTCTTTGGTACACCAGCACATTAAGTTTAACGTCCTGCTTACAATAGACCACCATATCCTCAGACAGAACAGACCAATCGTTGTGTTCCATCTTGGACGATCCGCAAATGTTTCCCCAGTTGTCAAGTGAATGTCCTCCATCACGTTGTGGGTTAGCTAGCCTTGACATTACCAAAGTGTCAGTGATCTTGCAGTGACTAAAGTCAACCCCAAGAAGTCTCTCGCACACAGGTATGTCGTAGCCTATAATATTGTGTCCAATTACCTCCTCTACTTCAGTTTTAACGTACTGTGCGAAGTCCCCAAGAGTGTCCTCCTTGAACACCTTAGTCTCACCAGTGCAAAGCTCATGAGCCACAATCACCCAGACTTGGGTAGGCTTCAGGCCATCAGCTTCAATGTCAAATACTATTTGTTTCAAAACTCAGTCTCTTTGTCAGGATCAATAGGGCAACTGGTCTCGGTCATTCTACCAGTGTCCTTATCATAATACAGGTAACAGGCGGGTCCTGTCAACCCTGCAAAGCGGTTTTTTAACACACGTACCGTTGTTGTGTTACGTACCTCCTCATCCTTATGTTGCTGATTACGCTCAAGGCCAATAACCATGTCCGAGAGCTGTGCAATGGCCGCTGAGCCACGTAGGTCCGCTAGGGATACCTGAGCACCGTCCTCGTGTCCTTTGCTCCCTGAGGGCCTTCTAAGGTGGCTCACAAGGAACAAACCAACACCAGTCTCCTGTACAAGGCTACGTAGCTTGGTCATGATACTGTCAATGGCTTTCCTCTCGTCACCCTGCTCTTGGTCACTGACAACAATACTTAGGTGATCGAGTATAATCCACTTACAATCGAGACCTTTAGCCATATAACGAACCCGAGACAACAGGTTCTCCTCATGGGTTGAACCCCAGTGGTCCAGTAGGTAGAACCGACCAGTGCCTAAGGTTGCGTCCCAGTACTTACGTTTTTCCTCCCTTGTGATTGTCTTGTCAAGGTGTAGGGGTTGCTCTGCCGCAAGGGACATAAGGCCCAAAGTAGTCTTGGGGATGTCCTCCTC